GAGCTTCACGATATGAACATTCGGCAGCAGCAGTCGGAAAGCTTCGGTGAAATCTCCCTTATGTTGAGGTCCGGGATCAAGCGGTTTCGTTGAACCAATGCCTACACGGATAATCATCCTTGGGCGCATGACGTTGACATGATTTACCAACTGGCTCATGGCACTCACGATAAAATTGTATCTGGGGTAGACCGTGACTGGGATAAAGCCATCGATAGCAAGACCGATAGACATTCCCATCTGGGACTCTTCCATCACAGGAAGTTCAAAACGGCGATCAAGTGAAACCTCCTGCAGCGTGGTGGACATGAACGTACCGGGCGCCTGAACGCCCTGCCCAAGGAAAATTACCTTCTTATGCTGCGCAAGCCGATTCATTGCGCGTGTAAGTTCTTCTTTGTAGTTCAAAACTGTACCCTCTGCCCTGCCCCTGCGTGCGGCCACTTGGATTCGTATTGATAATAAATGATCTTTGGTGATGGAATCTGGAAGTCCAGCATCTCCCTCTGCCAGACATCCCGAGTATCCGTGCAGACGGATTTTCCATTGTCTTCAACGATGAAAAGAATAGGTAAATCATAATTCATCGCATACTCATGACATTCCCTAAAGATACCTGTCGTGGAAGTCATGTCTCCGAGAAAGCAAAATACCAGGTTCTCGCCACCGCGCATCTTGATTCCCATAGCTGCGCCTACAGCAATCGGGATGATGCCACCGACAATGGCCGAGCCGTAAACTTTGTATGCTGGGAAATTCAGCGCCATAGACTGACCGCGAACAATCGCAGCCATCAGGTCATCTTCCGGCACGCCTTTCAGCAATGCTTTAAGGTGCAATCTCCAGCTTCCGAATACATAATCGTCAGGACCGATTTCATTCTTGTAGAAAATATCAGTCAGGCGAGCTTCGTTTCCGCTCTCAAGGTGGACCGGGTAAGGAATGAGGCCGCGGTTGAACCGATCCGCGACGTTTTCCTCGAACTCATTTAGTTCTTTTTTTGTATAAATCTTGCTCAAGAATCAATCTCCGTAATGGTTTTCCTAATTTCGAGTCGTTTTCGAAATATTCGCAATGTGCGAAATCTCTAAAAGCTAAGACCTCTTCCGCGGTCAAATGTTCCGTAGGAAGTGGCTTGCATTCATAAGAATGTTGGGCATATCCGGCCCATGATCCCGGTAGGTCTTTCTGATCGACCTGCTCGAACAGCTTTGAGCCTGGGTAGGCCATTGCAGAATAGAAGTTCACGAAATCGCAATTCAAACTAATGGCTAACTCAAGCGTGTCATTCATGGTTTCCATCGTGTCGTCTGGAAGGCCAAATATGAAATTGCCGATTACCTTGATATCGTGTTTCTGGATAGTTTCAACGATTTTCTCGATATCCATGCCACTTAAAGCCTTGTTGGCTCCATCCCGAACATGAGCCGATCCGGATTCAATACCTAGCGCCAGCCAGCGGATTCCAGCTTTGCGTAATAATGGCAAATGCTCTTCTTTTACAGTATCAACGCGCGCATAGGCCCAAAAATTCAATTTGTTTGCAAATGGAAGCTTAGCTAAGCCCTCGCAGATCGGCAGATAATGCGTTGGTTTCAGGACGAACATCTCATCGATGATCTTGAAGTTCGTGACTCCGTACTTGTGGTATAGGAACTGGACTTCATCCACTACCTCAAGCGGTGCCCGTACACGGTAGCTTGGGCCACCAAACGGGGCGTTGATGCAGCAGAATGAGCAGTTTTTAACCAAAACATCATTGGCGAAAAACCATCCTGTTTTTGGCACGGTAAGGCAATATACATCATGCTTTCCTTCAAGTTTTTCTACATGAGTAACGCGATGATTTATTTCTTTTATACGAGAGCCAGTATTCGTTCTTTCTCCATGTTTATAATTTGGATTTTTTTCCCCAAGTTTAGAATCTCTATAACGTTTCCTGCTGTCCAAGGATCGTTTTTTGCCTCGATTAGCTGCGCCTAGATTTTCTCTCCATTCTTTACTCATCCCATTTTTCGTTGGATTATTTATTCTCATCCTTTCCGAAATCTCGGGATGTTTAGCAAAATGCTCCTTTGCAGATGCAAAATATTCCAAATTATCTGGATGATTATTGATTTTATCATGGTCTAAATGATGAACCTGCTCTGTTCTCTCTAATTTATAACCTTTCACATAGTCCATAACCATGCGATGTTGCTTCCTACGGCTTCTCCTGGCCCAAAGTACATCTATATAACCTTGCTTTGTTGTTTCCATGCGCAAAGCTCTTACTCTTGATTTTTCTTTCAAGTCTCTTGCTTCACATTCCCATTGTTCCATCGGTTGATTAGCGCCAACCTTGAATTGAAGAAATTTATGATCTGGCGTGCAGTCAATATGCGTTCCATCATCGAAATGGACTCGAACCAACTTCTCTGTTCCATATTTTCTTATATTTATTGAATCAGAAATAAAAGCATCCATTGTCTCTGGATCATATGTATATACAGGAACCCCATTATCACCATATTTCTCGGCAAGCTCTTTTATAGGGATATTTCCGTATATAGTATTTACTGGCGTATCTCCAGATAGGCATTTAAACGGGCAGCCAAGGCTAGTGTAGATCGAGGCATACGGCTGGCGTGGACGCCCATCATCGCAGTGCCAGTTGTGAGCCCGGTACTTGTCCATTGGCAGTAGGTCAAACGTCCTGCCATAGAGTTCATTTACATCCAGATTCTTTGCAGGCATGTTGCGTACCACGCAACACTCATCGGCATCATACCAAACCAGTCCCGGGATATCGTGAATATTGGTCTCAGACAGAAGCTGCTCGATCGTAACAGCGCCTTCTCCTATGGCGACATAGTTCACATCCTCTTCCCGCATCGTGCGCTCAGGAAGCACAGAAACATGACCACCGGCAATAATGATTGGAACGTCGCACATGGCCTTAATTGCAGAACAGGTCTCTCCAGCCGGCTCCATCTGCTGCGTAGATGCGTTTGGCTGATGCCCGTAGACGATCATGCCAACCAAGTCAGGGTCTTTGTTCTTGATAATACGCGCGACTTCAAACGGTCCAAGCCCTTCTGCCTCGGCATCGATTATTTCGACTTCATGCTTCCTGTCACGACAATAACCAGCTATCAGGCGACACCATAGAGGAGGCTCAATCGCCATCAGTTCGTTGCCGAGTTCTTGATACAGCCGTTCACGGCCAGCAGGATTAACGAGAATTAAATGTGCCATTATGCTTCTACTTTTTGATTATTTTTAAGATCATTCAGAATTTTGTTAAACAAGTCTCGGCCTGGTGATTTCCTTGGTTTCTTTCTTAGCCATTCAGGTGGCGCTATTAGATTTCGTTTTGGATTCCTTGGAGATGGAATACTAATCTCATACATATCTCCACCATCATAATTAAATTTACCTGTCCTGACATCAATTAATACTTCGTAATGCTGAAGCGGGCTAAGTATTTCACATTCCGTCCCATAATAATCGCTTCCGGGTCGGACATAAATAACAATCTCGCCTACTTCAAATCTGTCTGCCATCCTTTTTCCACCACTTGAAGTCAGGGAAAGAACGATCAAGCGTATAGGGTTCATAGTTTGTCATGAAGCACCGATTGATTTTCTCATGCTCAATGTAATGCAGAAATCCCCATCCTGAAACCCTGCTTCCGTGAATAAATAACGTCCAGCATTCTCCACCTTGCGGAGGAAGAATAACCCTGTGCCATGAGTCATTCTTTAGTCTATGGATCGTGCCCGGAAGCCTAATCTTTTCAACAATGCTGAACACGGTCTTATTAAATTCCACCGCCATGATCTCTTTATAGTGTCCAGACAGGATAATCGAGTAGGCCCATTTCCATGGATGGCTATGCAATCCACGATCAGGGTCACTACCAACAAAATGGTGAAGATAGCAAGTAATATTGAGCAACGGAATGTGAAACAGAAAATAGCGCTCAAGATACTTTTCATCTTCAGGGTCCGTGATATGTTTTACCGGTCGCTTTGAAGCGATCCATTCAAGAAACCGCTTCATAAGTTTCATCAAATATATCAGGTTTGCATGGATAAAACTCTCCTTGAACTCCGCGAATGATCCAGTCTCCAACATCTGCTCGCATATCGCCTTCAAGCGTTTGAATAATGATACATGACCCGCTCCCAACAATCTTCCAACGAATCTCATCATTAAACTGCTCTGCCCATCGACACACTGAAAATGGATTATCTTTAAAATGGAACGCTTCGATCACTACAGGTTTCTTTCTAAATTTTGGCATTCTATAACTCCCAAGGTTTAGGCCGACCGTGGTACACGACGACCTTTGTGCCTTTCGGAACCCTGCCGCCATTTGGCTGGATATGATACTTGTACGAAAGACACCATTCTGGCGGAAATTTCGTAATACTCAGGAAATTCGCCGCGATAAAATGCTGATCTCCACCTGCCCATCGGTCTCGTTCTTCGTACTTGAACTGCTGGTAAATCGAGTCGGCATATCCTGCATCCCACACCATCACTGACGAATTTATCTGGTTCAAATTCAGCCAGTCTCTAATAGACCCGAACGGTGCAGGATAGTTCACTATTTCATCAAGATTTCCAACAATTTCGACATCAAGATCAAGATAGAGCACACGACCCTTGAAGCGGCCAGGTTCGAATAGACTGATTTTGGCCCACCAGCCCTCGTATGGGCTGTCATCAAGACAGTAGAAGTCGTAGGGTTGATGAAGGCGCCCGATAAGCTGTTTACGCAGGCGATGGACATGGGCCTTGTTATAATGGCCTCCGGAGAGCACGCAAGCGACTGTGATCATCCTAACAATTCCCGAGTCCAGCCTGACATTGAAATACAGCCTTCATGCCAGTCTTTATCTGCAGCGATATAATCTTGAAGGTCTTTTACGACATTTGGAATGTGCATGAATCCGCCTAGATTGTGGTTTCCGACATACGGCCCGGGTTCCAAAGGCATACCGCATAATATTGCAAGATCATACCCAAGTAAAGTAGCGAGTTTCCGCGCGCCCCAACCAGATCCACCTCCCTTCGGGATGTCAACCCAATGATCAACGAATGGGAAATCGCCTTTATCACCATTTGAGTATATTTCGAAATACTTATTTATCATTTTATGTTTCCGGAGCCAACCATGAGAAATGTAGTGTTCTGGATGCTGTGAGAAAAGATAGGGTGCAGGGATGCTGGTGGCTGCCCCATTGACAGCGATGTGTGGCAATTCGCCGTACAATTTCTTGGCCTTTAACAAGTCTTTATGAAGGGTCCACGCATTGCCGGCAATGATGATTGCTTTCATTTTCGAAAGATAACAAAAAAGGGGTGCCGAAGCACCCCTTTCCTGTCGTTGTGGCCTTACTCTTAAGCGCCTGAAGAGAGCGCGCCTGCGGTAGAGATACCAATCTCTGCGACGTTGACATTGCCAGCCGAAGCCGATGCGTCATTCGCAATCACGTTGGTCACAATGAAGTCCTTGTAGGTACTGATGGTACCAGTACGAACGACACTCCATTGGACGGCGTGGATGATATCGCCAACTGCTAGGTTAAGGTTATCGTCCTTGTTGTTGAAGTAACCAGCCGTTTCAACAACATCGGGATGATCCGTAGAGTCATACCGATAATGACCAAAACCATTCACAGAGCTAATAAGAGCCAAGTTGCCTGCGGTGTAAGCCATGATTAAGCCTCCTTAGCCTTAGCTCGTTACGATGGCAGCAGTGTCGTCCAGATTTGCTTCGATAACACCAGTGTCATCGATCAGGACGGCTTGACCGCTCATCATGTGGTTGACGAAGTGAGCTGCGCGGTCGCCATGCCAGGTGATATCAGCAGCAACAGCTTCATTGCTTGCGATATTGCCGGCAGAGTTAGCAACTGCATAACCCACAGCCATTTTGTGCCAGAGGAAACATTTGGCAGTAGCGGTACCTGCGCCCGGCAAGCCGGTCTGCATTTTCCACTTAATGCCCATCCATTCCTTCCAGCGACTCTTACCAAGAGTCGGACCAGTGCGGAATGCCTGACCATCAGCCGAGACATACTCTTCGCGCTGGAACTGATCAAGGGTCATGAGCTGGGACCACATACGCGGGGTCACAACTGCATAGACCATGCCATCATTCGGCACATCGTTATCCCAAGCAGCTTCAGCGAACTGAATTGCGGTTGCTAGGACAGTGGCCTTCGAGGTAACGGTCAACGTAATGGTCGTCTGGGTCGTTGAATCCAGTACCGTGGTGATCTGGTCATCGACCTTCCGGCCCAGCGCCATGGCGCCACCGGATGCGATTGCATCACGCTCGTTAATGTTAATCTTGGCCTCGTCGAGTTTATCTACCCAGTCGCCGGCATAAAAGTCGGCGAGCGTGCAGCTCGGCGCGGTATGGGTTTGGTTCATTGGCGTAATGGTGCCATGGCGGGCTTTCGTAGTGGCCGTACCCTTGCCGATCTTCTGGAAGACCGCGGTAGAGCCTACGACGCCATCCTTAACACGCACCGCGTCCTTGAGATAGCTTCCTTGACGCTGGAAGACCTCATGAACCTTCGCCTCGTAAGAGGTGATAAAGGCGGTATCAATTGACGTACTCATTTAAGAGCCTCCTGTTAAGCTTGCCTGGTCAACAGAAAGCGAAGACGCAGGCATGGTTAAAAACCCGAATATCGGGAATTAAACACTTTTACCTGCGGGTGAGCCGGATCGGATCTGTCGGGTAAGCCTTTCGGGGCCGACATTACCTAACCGGGGCGTTCGGTCAGTGTGATTGTGAGGATGGGGCTACAAAAGTAGGTAAGCCATCACTAACTAAAGAGAAGTCTAATATTCGAATATTAAGCTGTCAAGTATGTTTCTTATTTTTTTTCGGTACGCCAGCATAATGGAGCGCAATAGCCAAAGCGACTCGGCGAGGCTTTCCATGAGCCATTTCGGTCTCGATATTCCTGCCTATATTCTTTTTACCCTTAAATAACGGCATAGAATCTCCAAAAAAAGCCCGGGCGAGCCCGGGCATAAATGGTACTTCGCGCTAACGTAATTATATCGTCCTTCCAGATGCACCTACAAGCGGTTTGTTACCACTGAGCTTCGTGATCAATGCCTGCTCTTTCTGATAAAGCTCATTGGCTTTCTTGCTATTGCCATTTTGCTGAGCTTCAGCCATCTGCTTACGAACGGTATCGATCTGCTCTTTCAGGCCATCTGCCTCGGTTTCGGTGAGTGCTGGCCCCAAGCTACCTTCATCCATTTCACGGCCAACAATGGCAAATATTCGGTTAATGTCTGGATGATCAAGCAAAAATCGACCTTCAGCAGTCTCAAGCTGGGTCAGGGCTTCGATATTCACGCGAGCCTTCTCGGCAATGGCATTAAAGGCACGATTTGCGAGAGTATGGTTCTTCTCGTAATCGCCGCCCCATTCCTTGCGTAGATCGGTTTCTGATTGAGTGACGTATCGTTTGTCTTCTTCCATTTGAGCGGCTTGGGCCGCGGCAATATCTTCATTGACCATGGTAGCGATGATCTTGGCGGTCTCTTTCGGAACGCCCATATCACGGAAACGCTCACCCCAGATTTTACGAGATTCCTTCAACTGGTCAGTCAACTCTTCTTCGCTGACTTCAGGCCAGTCGTAATCTTCACCTTTTTCCGGAACGCCAATAGCCTTGTGGTAAGCAGCGATTTCTTCTGGCGTGGCTTCTTTGCCAGGCAATCTAACCTGAGAGTCACGTTTTCGCAGATCGTTGATCGCGCGTATAGCATCGGCTGGCGAGGTAAATCGATCAGCCGTTTTCTTAAGGTCTTCATCGAGACCGTCGCGCCAGTCTTTCGGCTCATCAGTCTTCGGTGGCTCGTAACCGGTGGCTTTCAGGAAAGCATCTTGGCTTTCATACTTACCGGCAATACCACGAATATTTTCGTCTTCGATACTGGAGGCCCATTCTGCGATCTGTGGATTTTTATCCTCTCCACCGCCACCTCCTTCACCTTCGCCAACTTCTTCCATAAAACTAAAAAATTTTGGAAACATTACTCTTCTCCTTTCGGTTTGCGACTTTGTACTGGAGGCGATTGCGGAGGCTCGATATTCACCGCACCAAGCAGCTTCAAGCCAATGTTGCGCTCTCCAGTACGAACAAAAGTACGATTAACATCAATACTTCCTGTTCCAGACACGTCTGGTTGAAACAGATGAGTCCATGAAAGTATTTCAGCATAAACACGTTTACCTTGCTCAGTAGACGTAAAAAGCTGCCTGAAATCATTGTACCGGTCCTCCTTGGAATATTTTCGATGAGCCGGTATTTCAGAAAGCAGGTCAAGCAGAGTCTGCTGCTTTTTTGACATTACCGTACTCCGTATCAATCATTCCTCTAACAACAAATGCCTGATCTTCACCAAGCATCTTGACGAATTTTTCGTAATCAATATCAAACGAACCATCAGATTTCTTGCGGGCACCAAAAACCGTGAGAATATACTGCGCATCCTCTTTTATCCGGTCTTGCTGGTCCTGTAGAGTCTTGAGTTTTGCTTCTGCGGATTGTGCTCGTTCGATCCAAAAATCTTCTGCCATGGTCTGTTCCTCTAGGGTTTAACCGTTTGCGGGAGCTGCTCCTTTTGGCGGGGCAACTTTGCTTGCGGCATCTGCAACGGTCTTGGCAATATCAGCACCACCGGCAACTTGTTGCATCTGCTGTTGCTGCATCATAGCGGCGTCGTTAGCCTGTTGCAAGGAATTTACCGTATCCGGATCATTTACAACCTTATGCGGAACACCTTCTGCTTCGGCCTTGAATCTTCCGTATGCTTCAGCATTGACCAACATCCGGTATTTCGGATCGAACTGTGATAGTTCATACATTTCCTGGACCCATTGCTGAGCGGCCGCAGCTTCAATCTGCTTCCTGACTTTCTTAGTCGGCGATTCATATTCAAAAACGATATTCGCATTTGATAACTCTGGCGGAATCGGTGGAAACTTGCCTGCTCTCAGGAGCAGCATAAACGTGCGCTCCATCATCGGAGCATTGTAATTGTGATCAAAACGACCGTAGAGTGGTCCCATCTCGCGCAGGAATTCTTCCTTACGGGCAATGATTTCGGTAGCCGTCATTTCCGGGCCGCCAATCGGGAGATTCAATACATTCTTGAAGAAAGCATTTCGAATTTGCGCCCGGGTGTCTTGCTGCATGTCACGCGCGATCGGGATATTCGCCTTGTTGCCGATTTCGAAAAACGGGTTGCCGCCAACGGACTGAGCCGTTTCGACATCGTAGTAAGCCAAGCCGCCAGGATAAGTATTGATGGCATCGAAGGCTCCGTCATTTGGAACGGCTAGCGGAGGATCTGCAGCGCGTTGGCCGGCAACGAGAATAGTCTCGCCCATGGCCTGCAGGGTCTCGGAGTCTGGCAATGCAATCATACCCGGACTACGACCCATGTTCTCGCCAGAGGTTGTATCGAAGCGAGGGGCAACATACGGGAATTCATGATAACCCCCCTCCATGACGAGATGCTGGGTATCGATTTCTACCCAGAATTCAGCAAATGGGAGGTTTTTCTTGAACAGCCCGTATGGAGAAGCGTCTTTTCGCGGAACCACGACTTTAAGGAATTTAACTTTCTCTTCGTGGTTAGCTTGCATATCAGCAAGTTTGGTACGGAGTACTTCAGATAAATTATTGGCGCCAAAGGTATCCCCAGCCTGTCGCAGCGTCATGAATCGACGATAGAACATACCAACACATTGGCCTTCCTCGTCCCAATAAGGGGTTGCGTCTTTTAGATGGCAAGATCGATAAAGCAGAGAATCACGTTTCTTCGACTCACCCGTATAGATAACGCCAGTGCCAAATACAACAAGATCGAGGTCAATTTCGGAGCAAGTTTGATGGTAGAGCGTATAGGGGCCAAGCATCTCCTTCTTCATTACTTCCATTGCCTGATATAGCCATTCCTTTACGACAGGAATGTTATTCAGCTTATCATCATCCACTTGCATGGACGCATCTGGCACACCCTTTGGTCGCATCATGCCGCCAATGGAACTGGCGAGACTCGCGGCCTCCTGCATAGGAGTACCGTCATAGATATCTTCGGTTCGGCGCTGTCCTTCTACGACTTGTGTGGAAAAGCCGGTCTGGCGCGGGAGCATAACTCGCGCGAGATCGTCATAGTGGATGTTAAACTGGTTCTTTTCGGTCTGGGCCCGTTTCCACCACGCAATGAGTGCTTTTCCGTCCATATCCGCCTATTCTAGGTTGTTTTTCATAATATTACTATGCTGCCAGCGGATCTCTGAAATCCAGACCTATAAACGCCGGATTTGCTACGCCGGACAAGTTGTTTATTCGGAATAAATAATTATTTCCACCAGCAAGGACATGCTTCATTGGTATCTCCCGACTTCCGCCAGCCGCTACTCCGCCGCTCCCACCCATAATTCCTTCAACATGGATTTCTGTGCCGGCAACTGTCACAGTTGGATCGCGCTTTGCTACCGCCGTAGTCGTTTTAGAACTGGTTTCGTCTTTATTTACTAAAACTAAAGCAGTTCCGACTGTGTAAGTAGGGTTTCGATAGATATTACATTTTGCTTCTCCGCCTGCACT